TAGATGATGAACCAAAGCCACTCAAATTGTTAGTTAGAGATTCATTATTAGTTTATGTTAGTGTAATAGCAGGATATTTTATTATAAATCAATTACAACCAGTAATACATGAAAATATAACAATAAATACAACACCATTAGCATTTACTGATAATCCGCCGTTTTAAAAGTGGACTTTTTTACATAAAAGTGGACTTTTATCGCCCCGTCCATACTTTTACAAATGGATAGATTACCTTTCTCTTTTTTAGATCTTCATTATATTGATCATAATTGTAACTAAATGCACGATTTTGCTTAATTATATCACCAAATAACGATTGGGTTTTTAATAATTTAGGATACTCTTCACAAAATAATAATCCTATTACTCTTTCTAATGCACAACGATCTGTCCTATTCCTAATCACATTAACTAAATTCGTTAGATTATATTTATTTTGCAAATGCTCCAAAAAGGATAATTTTATATAAGCTTGTGCTCCAAAACATAAATTAAATTTATCTTTATTTAATCCCAAAATATTTATACCATCTCCATTTAGTCTCCTCATTATATCTCCATTATTATTTAAAACTGATGCTATCCTTAATATATTTGATAAATTTTCTTTATCATATACATGATGCCATAATGGCAATACTTGCACCTGTAATGCTTCAAATGGTATTCGCCTATGAACAAATAAACTATCATGCATTACAATTGCATTCGGAAACCACTTATGCTTTAAATAGTAGATATACGGCAAAATCTCACCTCTTCCAGGATATTCGGATTGAATCACAGTTAAATTTTTATAAGGAAAATCAGACTTGACAAAGTTTTGATTACTATTATCATCTATAATCACAATCTGCTTAAATGGATAAAATGTTCTTATCAATTTAACATTTTGATTCCAATATCTATTCGTTTTTTCCGAATTTACATGCCTAGTAATAATAAATCCATAATCTGAATTTGACATTTAATTTATATAAATAAATATTTTATATTAATTAAACTCTAGTAAATTATTTTTTTAGCAGTAGCACGGTAAATCATCTATATTTATTATTTGCTCTGATTTTGGTATATTTTTATTTGAAACCACAAATTTGCTAAATTCAGGACGATCTAATTGAGCTACTGGTGTATGTTTATGAACATAACGCGCTATCATTTTATACAACTTAAAATCTGGATATCTTTCTACTCCATTGTTTTTATATAACACATTTATACCATTATCATCTAGACACCAATCTATAATAATCTTAATTAGCGACGATAATTCATTTTGTGGACTTGTTAAATTTTTAATCATATCAACGTCTTCTATTACATAATCAAAAATAGAACATGCTAAACGACAAAGATCAAAACTAAAATTAGGTTCTAGACGTGGTTTTTTATCATTAAAATAAGGTTCAGTATTATATTGGGTTGCCGCATCTCCTCCAGTTTGAAAACTATCACTGCAAAATAACTTACCATTAAATTTATAAATAGCACGACCAAAATCAATAATTTTGTAAATTTTTCCAAACGTTGGCACCTTATATGTCTTTTTTTTATATACATAATATAAAAATTTTTTGTTAGTTGGGATATACATTACATTATTGGTATGTAAATCATTATGTGTAAAAGAAAACATTTTTTGATATGTTATAAGTATCATAATAATCTGCATCAAAGCAGAAATCCACTCTTCTTCTTTTAGTTCTCCATTTATTATTAAATCATCAAAGGTATTCTCACAATGTTCCATACATATAACTTGAACTGGGAATTTGGGGAAAGTTAGATTTAATGATTCCTCTTCCGGATCAAAATCATCATCCGAATCCTCGTCAAAACCGGATCTTGATCCAAATTCTGATAATGAATCTGATCCTGAGTGTTTACTCTGATTATCTTCACCAGAATCATTTTTATTATCAGTATCACTTAAATCATCATCATTTGTATGTGATGTTCTTGATGAACATGTGGAACCAGATTTTAAAGTTTCAGATTTTTTTTGATTTTTTATATCAAACTCATTTGAATGAGTTATATCAATTAATTCTACTTTCATATTTTTAACATCTTCCAATGAAATAGCTGCATCAATAGTTTCAAAAATATTTTCAAATAATGATTCATCAATAGATTTTATAGAATGATTAGATTTTAAACTAGTTGATATTTTTAAGGGAGTTAATTGATGTATTTCGGGGTTAGTAATTAGGTGTGAATAATCTTCTACTTTGAATAATATATTTTGCTGTTTATTAAAAAAATCAGATTGAATCAAATAGTCTAGATCATCAATAATATTAATTTTATAATCATTTTTAATTGCCAAAAACGAACCATAATAATCTAATCCATGCAGAAAATTATGTTCATGTAGTGTTTTACTTGTTAAATAGGAAAAAAACCCATCAACAAATGATGAATTATTTGGATCAGATATTTTAGAGTGGACTTTATGAGAATTTTCAAAAGACGGTAAATTAAATAAATTTGAATCATTATAGTTGTATTTTCCTACAAGATACTTAAAAGGATCTAGTAGAGGCGCCATTTTAAAAAAAACCTTTTGAGTATTTGACAAATCTTCGTCTTCATTTATATTTTTTAATTTACAAGTAAATATTCGGTCATCATCATAATCATTATTTTTTGGTTCCTTAATATCAGATAAATACCATTTATGATTTAAATTTATTGAATTAAAATTTGTTGTATTTAAGGAAAAAAAATTATCATAAATAGGTATATAATTTTGAACATTAGATAAATTTATAACTTTGTTAGTTTGAAATTTGTTAAATAAATTAACATTTTTACGTTTTTGATAATTTACAGAAATAGTCATTAGGTAAATAAAATATAAATAATAATAATATTTAACTTATTATTATTTATATTTAAAGTCCCTTAATATTTTATATTTTATATATTATATACAATGAATAAATTGTTTTTTATGCCTTCATTTTATTCACATGTATTAAATATGCTATTATTATTAGTTGCAGTTTTCATATTTATTAAGAATTATTCCAATATAATGAAATTAGAACCATATAAAAAAATAGTAATAGCACTTTTGTTTTCAATTACTTTGGGTATGCACGGAATTTCTCATTTGGGGTTAGGAACTAATTATAATTATAATCCCTTATCTTTATTTAAAAATTAAATTATAATAATAATCAGAATATGGTTACTACTTTATTTATTGAAATTACCATTCCTGTAATTATATGTTTAATGTCTATATATATTGTCTCAATACGTTATTTTTGTTATAGATAATCTATACATATTTAGATATTAATTCGTTTAGATAATTTATAATTAAAATATATTCAATATAATAATGAATTTAGAACTAAAAAAATTTGATATGAAAAGTATCAGTTTTAAACCAAACGAAACTAAAGGCCCTGTTATTGTATTAATTGGAAGACGTGATACAGGTAAATCGTTTTTAGTAAGAGATTTGCTATATTATCACCAAGATATTCCTATCGGAACTGTTATATCAGGAACCGAAGAGGGAAACGGCTTTTATGGTAAATTAGTTCCAAAACTTTTTATACATAATGAATACAATACAGCTATTATTGAAAATATATTGAAACGACAACGTGGTGTATTAAAACAAATAAAAAAAGAAATGGAACAATTTAATAGATCAACCATTGATCCGAGAACATTTGTAATTTTAGATGATTGTTTATATGATAATACATGGGCGCGTGATAAAATGATGCGCCTACTTTTTATGAATGGACGTCATTGGAAAGTCATGTTACTAATCACTATGCAATATCCTTTAGGTATCCCTCCGACACTCAGAACTAACATTGATTACGTCTTTATTTTGAGAGAACCGTATATAGCGAATAGGAAACGTATTTATGAAAATTATGCTGGTATGTTTCCCACTCTTGAATCGTTTTGTCAGGTAATGGATCAATGCACGGAAAATTATGAGTGTCTAGTAATAAATAATAACTCAAAATCAAATAAACTGCAAGATCAGGTTTTTTGGTATAAGGCAGACGCTCATAATGACTTCAGATTAGGTTCAAAAGAGTTCTGGGAACTATCTAAACAAATAAATGATGATGATGATGAGGAACAATATGATCCTAATAATGTAAAGAAAAGAGGTCAGGGTCCCAAAATTGCTGTAAAAAAAGGTAAATGGTAAGAAGCTTTTTAATATAATAGGCTATAAAAAATTTATATTTACTATTTTTTAATATCATTTTATATAAAATGAGCGTCTCTGCTTCACAAATATCGGATAGTGGTGCTAGTGCTAGTGCTAGTGCTAGTGGTGAAAAGTGTATTTGTCTAGTAATAGCATGTCATGGAGCTTTTGAAACACCCGCACAAAAATTTGCTTTAAACAGGTACGGTGATGTATATATTGGTAAAGTTACTTATTCACCATTTGGAATTGCAAATTTCTTTAATGCAGAGGATGGAGATGGAGAGGAAGATTTAAATGGAACTTTGCATGTATTCGGTAAAACAAGTAGAGTCTTTCATACTAATTTTGTTGATACTCAAAATGCTTGTCCACGAATTAATGAAGTTGCTACCGCACTACAAGATTCACA